TTGTGGCCCCCGCCACGGTGCCACAACCGATCCTCGACCACCTGCACGGCCAACATGGTTGTTACGTCCCTTACTTTTACCGTGCCGACAACGCCCAGTTTTACATCCTGACTGTCGTCAGAGACATCAGCACGATGCACACTGGTCTGACTTTTGCTCAGTACGCAGCGACGACCACCGGGGGCTGTGCTATTGTTGTGTTGCAAACCGGCTCGGACCCTAATCCCAGCATTGTGACCAACGCCGTACCAGCCACTGCCCTATACAATTGGCCCAACCATAACCTTGACTTCGGTGAAGAAACCATGCAAACTCCGTATGGCTACGGAATTGAGATGGCACCGGAGACGGACCCCACGGAGTTGAATTACGCCCGCACACATAACGGACCTGCGGGCATAATGTCGTTGATAACCTCGAGCACGAAGATAACCCGATCGTCGGGACATTTTTCGGCCCAGGTTATTGTCGAATCTACCGCACGTGCTCTTGGAGCCGTGTGGATTGACATTTCCGCTCCTTTGGACGTGACCACCACACAACCACTTGCCCCGGTGCAGAACTGTGAACCTATTTTCCTGCTGTATCCGGAAATGTTTGATTCGCATGGTTGGACACAACGGGCGTGTTACAATTCCTCAGGTGTTGTCGTTGATACTTGGACCACACTTGCTTCGGCAAATACCGGCGCCACGTGCCAAACCGCCGTCAGGATGGAGATTTCTGACGTTGCGCCCGTCAACCGATTGAAGCAGGCTAATTCCGGTCCCTGGCCCCCTCCCAGTCCAGTACCAGTCCCTGGCGAACAGCCGCCACCCGATCCTCCGCCGCCGCTGTATCCAACTGATCCTCCGGCACCCACCGTTTTTGACTCTGCACCAAACGGCTCGAGGCGTGTCCCGCCGAGTGCCTACGAGAATCCAGCGGCTTGGTCCCTTCCGCCACCTACCCCGAGACAGTTTGCATCCAGAAGGATGTAATCCAGCTGGGTTTGATTCCCAGCTGTTGAGTGGGCTTACGGACATGCGTCGACAGGAGTACGCCAAAACCTCCTTAAAGATAAGTGTCCTCGCCCACGGATGTGTGTGCCCCATCACCGAAACGCCGATGTGCTTCCAGCGGGCTTGTCCCCCGTTATGGATAGGCTACGATGGCCAACTTGCTGTTATCACACATATCTGGTACAAACCGAAAGACAGCAATCCGAGCCATGATTGAAACTCCAAACCCCCCTCAAAGAGTAGAGTGTGTTACAACAGCTAGCTCCACCCCCGTGGTGGACGGTAAATATATCATTGGTTCTGATTCATCCCTGGCGCGCACACACTGCGCCTGGAAATTTCCCGCGAGCATGTACTTTGATTGTCCCTATGTTCGTGGTTGGTCACTGCCGGTGACCATGCCTCCTCCGTGCACAGATTACGACCGCGATTTCCCGCCACTTGGGTACCGCCGCCCTATTGCACGCACCGCTCCCGGTTCCGTCCGTGGGAGCAATATCGACGATGCCTGGGAAGTGAGACCCATCACTCACCTTCGCGCCCAGCTCCTATACACGTCCATTCGCACCGAGAAGTTCCGTGCTGGCTACGGAACAAGAAATTACATGATGGCCCCGCTGTTGATGGCCCGGTACAGACACCGCAAATCATTGTTGGTTGGCATTGAATTGAATCCTGGTCCGGTTGATGACGGCCCCGAGGTTACCATCGACCCTCCTCCAGCTAATCCCGATGCCATCGATATTGATGGAATACCGGTTGTTGTGAGGCCACGACAGCCCAACTCCCCCCACAATTTTGTTCCAAACATCTCACGGGCCCTCCGTTATGCCCACCGTGCCATCGCCTTCATGGAATCGAGGCGCGCTACCATCATTGTTGCTGAATGCAGGAACCAGCAGGAAGTCGTCAATGTGACCGTGTTGCTGGCACTGCTGCGCCAGTTTATCACCGATGTTCGCTACGAGCGTTCCTACTTCCGGTGTCTCGGCATACTTGGCCGCACCCTGCGGCAGCCCCACCTGATCAGTGCGCGTACCCGTGCCTTCGTCGAGTCCATGTTGCTTCGTTCTGGAATTGAACCCAATCCTGGACCCCCCCACCGGCGACCGAAAGTTGGTAAACCACCCGGAGTCAACCGCCAGGCCCAGAGACAGCAACGCACGCGTGCCGGAATCCGACGTGCCGACGACATGAGGCGCGGTGATGAAGATGCCCGACGCGACTATGACAGAGACTATCCACCACTTGGCGCCCTTAGAGCTCCAGCGCGGAGAGATGACAATCAGTGCCCTTGGCCTGTCACAGCACTTGCCCCAGCCGCCACACATGCGGCCGGTATTGAATTGCACGGTCCTTCAGAAATGGTCGTGGCTCCGCCTCCGCCGGAAGTTGCACCACAGCCCCCTCCCCCCGCCTTTGTGGCTCCCCCTGCTGAACCCACACTGCAACGTTCCGTAGCTGACTACATTGCGCGGGAGTCTCTGGCCGTCGATTACGAGGGTCCTTCCACTGCATCGAGGGTTGCCCGCCCGTTTCTCGGCGGGCGTGCGTGCACCGTACATGAATCTGGCGGTCCCGAACTTATGCCAATTGAAGACTTTGTTCCAAATCGCGAGATATGTTCTACCTTTCGCGTGATGACCAGGCTTCATCAACGTGGCTGCTTCCTGCCCGAAATTGTCCCGCTCCGCACGTGGGTTATTACAGACAGGTACGTCGACAACCTTCCGCCGGTTTATACAGGCCGTGGTGCAATCTTCCCCGATCCCCGACCACTTTCTTTTCGTTCAAGCCCGATCTGCGAACATCGACCGCACACCGTGGAGGCGTTGTTGTACACCCATGAGAACCAGTGCCGCGACTTTTTTGCCTCATGCGTCTTCTATTGCAGCGTGGTCATATTGGCGTACCTTCCACTACTCCTTGGCAGTGCAATCGTACAATGGTTCGTAATCTCGGGTCTCACCGCATCCACTGCCGAACCAATCGCCACAAATTTCACGTTCATGCCTGGATTCAATGTTTCCGTCCCTGACTTTGACGCCGTGGTCAACGTAGCGAAGCGTCCACGCGACATCGCTGCGACCATGCAACTCGTTCGCAGATGGGGATACATATTCGGCGGCCTGCTGGTGGTGGCCTTGATAGTCGCCGTCGTGACTATGCCCATTTTGGGCGCTCTTGTCAGGGCGTTGGGAATAAAAGTGTTTGCCGAGCGGCGTAGGGTACGTATCAACAAGACGGCCTTACAAGACCTCATGTTCAAGAAGCCGTTTTCGGATTACAGATCCAACATGGATTATCTCACGCGGCTTGTCTCCGCCGCGTGGGACGCTTCCGATCCAAGTGTGCTCCACTACACCGCGCTTGCTGCCGCCGACTATGCGCAGTATATGCGTGATGAATTGTTGAAGAGTGCCCCCGAATTGGGGGGGCACTAAGGCAGACGCATTCGTGTGGTCTGGTGTGTTACGGTTATCGTGCTTCAGAATTAGGGTTGAAACAGTCCCCCTGTTCTGCAGTCGTAGTCCGTGACCAGCCCGGGAAACCGTTTTCCAGGGCTGATGTGCTACGTATGATTCCGCGTTACAATCGAACTTTGTCAGCGTGGGGTCCGCCGTTGATAGTCATACACCAAACTACATTACTTCCGCGATGTCAGCCCCAGTTGTGCTCACTGGGGTGCCATGTGCCGGGAGTGTGCCTGCCGTTCCCTGATGTGGACCACGTCCCGAGTAACATCTTGGGCGTGTCCCACCGGTTTTTGAGAGACGTTCCAAATGAAAGAACCCTTGCTGGCGGCCTCGTTCAGTACGTGAACCCTGAAATCAGTCAAGCCAGCCTGATCGCCAAGAGTGAACTTCGCGATCATGTGAGATACATGTGTCGACACTTTCTCGTGCCACTGCAAAACGACGTCGATGTTTCATATGCCAGGTTCCGCAAGCATTTGCACGACGTCGGTTACACCAATTCTCGTATATTGCAGTACGACGCTGCGCGGCAACGCTACGAGGAATGTGGATCCGCGATGCCATTCCGCCGACTCAAAGGGCGAATGAAGAGGGAGAAATACCGCAATTTCAAACACCACCGCGGCCTGAACGTGCGTGGTGATGAATTCAAGTCCTTTCTCGGCCCGATTTCGTCGGTGATCGAGCAGGCCGTCTATGACATTGAAGTGATGCCCGGAGTGAAATGCTTTATCAAGCACGTTCCCGTGTGTGACCGTCCCAGGTACTTACACGCCCAGACCTTGAATGGAGCGTGTGTTCTGGAAACTGACCATACTGCCTTCGAGGCCCACATGACTCCCGACATCATTGATCTGTGCGAAATGCAGCTCTATTCCTACATGCTCAAGAATCTCCCTGAACGTGATGAGGTACTCGGTACCATCAAGGCAACTCTGACAGGATTGAATCGCATCTCCTATCGGGGCTTCGATGTGTACGTCCATGGTCGCCGCATGAGTGGCGACATGGTCACGTCCGTCGGCAACGGATGGACCAACTTGTGCCTCGCCACCTACCTGCTACACAAAAAGGGATACAATCCTGGGAGTTACTTCATTACTGTTGAGGGAGATGATGGTCTGGCCCAGATCGTCCTGAATCCCGACGGCACCGGAGTGCCCAGCGATCAAGATTTCACCCAGTGTGGATTTGAAGTTAAGATGCAGGTGCGACCCTCCATGTCCGAAAGTTCTTTCTGCGGACTCGTCAGCCATCCCGAAGTCGGTGACAATCTCATTGATCCGATGGAAGCTGTGGCTGATTTTGGGTGGTCGTCCAGCACTACCCGTAATGATCCGCGGAAACACCTGGCACTACTTCGAGGCAAAGCTCTGTCCCTTTTGTGTGAAGCCCCTGGCTGCCCCGTCGTTCGCTCCCTGGCTGACTATGGAATCCGAGTCACCATGGGCGCGGATGTGCGGTATGATGACACACAGTTGTGGTGGATCCGACAGCTCCAGATTGACCGCACGTTGGGGCGCTCGTTGCGCACCACTGTGGACTGGCGCAGTAGGATGGTTGTCGAACGAGAGTTCGGGCTTTCCATAGGGGCGCAATTGCGAATCGAGTCTTATCTTGGTTCTCTTAACGCCCTGTGTCCACTAAACTGTCCAGACATTCTGTCCCACTGTGAACCCGATTGGTTCCG